CCGGACCCCAATAAATTCGTAGATCGACTGTATGGTACTGTAAAGCTACGAGTGGGATAGCAGATTGCGGGCCTTCACAAAAAAAGAACCGAAGTGGGTAAAAAAAAGACCGGGCACTCGCACCTGGGTGTGTACCGTTAGAACTTTTACTGACGTTCTGTGCATATGTATCAATCGCGATCTTCTCTGTAAAATCGTGATCCTGGACATCTATAACTTGCCCCCCAATTATAAGCTCGACACGGTCGATTATTTCACCCCAATCTTGGACATCGACGGAACTTGTATTGTCATGAATTGTAAAGTACGTATACCCTAATAAATCACCGTTTCGTTCTAACCGGATCGTTGACATGGAATTATTTTTCACAGCCCCTTGTATTGTTTGTTTCTCTAGAGACTGTGAAAAGTTAGAGTGCCGTTTGAACGTAGACGTAAAAAAGGAAATTTCGGGGTCTCCGATAATATGTTCATCTTGAGCCCCAACCGCTATGAGCTGTACGATTCCAGATGACATACTTATTATATTAATGTTATTTTTAAATTACATGTACACCACGCCCTGAAACGATCACATCAAGTTTCTCTTCTTACACACGAACCTAAAAACAAAGTATGATTTAACACCGGTGGCTAATAGGGTTCCATCCTCCTTGTACAATTTAAGGTTCAGGCGATCGAGTTTACGGATAGGGGTCAAGTATTGTTGTACGATTGGGTATTCGCTTTTAAACGTATGGGTAGCCGCCCCACCTGTTACTACTGTACCGAAAATGCCGTTTAAATGGTTATCATCCGCTGTTTCCAGATTAGCTTTTGCACGTTGTGAAAAGAATGTTCGGAGTTCTTCTATGGAGATATGAATGAGCTGCGTACTTGAAGTGAGAGTATTGAAACGAGCCGCCATTAATTCGACTTGTACAACATTTTCGAGGGGTGTTGGTAGGAACGTGGTATACGCGTTCGTGGGTGAAGATTGATCAGTTGAATCGACAATCACGGTGTGATATTCGTGTTCGAAATCGGGTACGGTTTGCTGAGGAGCTACGATAAGCACCATTTATAATAGACACAGAAATTTTACAGTTAAAAATTTAGTAAAATTTAACTGGAAAGTGGAAGGTTTTTATTTTATATTTAATCTACAATTTTGTAGTTGGCGTGATCGTTAACAAGTTTTTGACCACCGCACACACCGCCGAGACTGGTAGAGTATACACTGTCGTTCAGACAGTCTGGGCTACTCTTGAGACCGGAAAATGGTTCTTCGGACACGGGTTGGATCGTAAGAGACCTGGGCTGGTACATACTCCGCTTACTTTTAGATAATACGGCGATGATAAGTATCAAGATGATCGTGATGGCGATCGCTTTCAGTGTCGACCGATTGGTTTTGTCGAGTTTCATGTACTATGTACTGACATTTTTTTATAAAGTGCGTTAAAGAGAAAAGATTAGTTTCATTATAGAGAGTAATGGACGGTGAAATTATTCTGGACAGGGGAGATACTTCTGTCATGAAATTGAACGACAACGAACAAGCCATGATGGATGAGATACAATTAGATTTTACGAGACCGCGAACAACTGGACCCCCTGCTGTGCAGAGAATGCAAGGGTATAGGGAGCGTGAACAACCATCTATGGGGTTTCAGGAAGATGTGGACGCATTTGCGAACCCTGTAAAACAAAATGCACCAGCCCCCCCTCGAATGGAAGAACCTGTTGACCACGGTGAATATATGGATGAAACGCCGTATGACAATGGACCTGGTATAGACTACGGTCCCACTGAACCACTGGAAGATGTACCCTCACCCGGGTATAAAACAATCGACGAAGAGAAATCGGATCTCGTAAACAAACTTGGACGTCTAGAAAAACGAGGATTTAACGTAAACAAGCGCTTAAATGCGTATTCCCCGGTAGATGAACTACGCACGGAAGTTAAGCGTATTACGTATAGTATCGAGGTTGATAAATCGGTTAAATTCTCACGACGCATGTTGATAGCGTGTGTGACCGGTTTGGAATTCCTAAACAAACGGTACAACCCGTTCGAGATCCAGCTTGAAGGTTGGTCTGAAAACGTTATGGAGACACAGGATGATTACGATGAAGTGTTTGAAGAACTTTTTGTGAAGTACCGCACGAAGATGAATATTGCCCCCGAAGTCAAGCTTATTATGATGCTTGGTGGAAGTGCGATGATGTTCCATCTCACAAACAGCATGTTCAAGCAGGTCATGCCAAATATGAATGATGTTATGAAACAGAATCCAGATTTGGTGAACAATATGATGAGTGCGGTTCAGACTACTATGTCCAATAACAACAAGACTTCAGCACCCGCGTCGGGTGAAGGACAATACGAAATGAAGGGACCCGGTCTCGACATTTCAAGCCTGATGGGTGGTATCATGATGCCCCCGACACCCCCCATGAACACGACACCCATGCAGAGATCAGTCGAATATACCCCCAATGTCCCCGACGATGACGATGACATCTCTGATATCGTTTCGGAAAATGGCGCTGTAGATGAAGGTGACGATGAAGTGAAGGAAGTGAAGGTTGCAGCAGGAAAGCCCAAACGTGGACGTAAGAAGAAGGTTGAAATTAATTTATAGATATATATAAATGATAGGATACGCTCCTATCGATTTCGATGATCCACTCGAAATCCCAGAAGTTTCCCGAAAGCGGGAAGTTGTGGCTGAGAATTTCGAAAAAGTACCAGAAAAAAAAGGTGTAAAGGCTCAGCCCATAGTCGATGAAAACACGGAATGCAATTATCTTGTCATGTTTTTCATCGTTGGGGTTCTCGCGCTCGCCGCGATGGACTCCGTTAAGAAGTAAGTATCATAAATGTACCACGCGAATACACGTCGCGTGTTACATTTAGACACGCGAATACACATAGTACCAGGTAACCATTAGCTATTGTGAATGAATGCGATGCAAACATGTACAATTATGGTGCATCAGCGATACTAAGATCTAACCAGTTGTAGTTCCCATACCCTTCAAATTTTAAAGATGTCGTGTTATACCGGATCATCCCCACGACCCCATTAGGTCTCTCTGCAGTCGTCCCACTCGGAACGATGAATGATCCACTTTCAGCCGCTGCTATGCGTTCAAGTTCTGCTATACGTGTACCGAATAATTCGGGATTGATTTGGAATATATGAGCTGCACCTGTATTGCTCCCCCCACCGTTATCCATTCGCGCCCCCGATATAATATACACCCCGTCAGTCGCATCACCTGAAATGGCCACACTGTAACCAAATTCATCATTTGCATTGGGATTCGGGTCAGCTATCTCCTGTTTGTGTGTCCACGAAGTTCTAGACCTGACATATACATGAGCTGCACCCCTGGCGGAGCTGTCAAGTTTACACCCAACTACAGCAAACACCCCATCTGGTGAAATGGATACACTATTACCGAAATAATCACTAACTGCTGCGTTAGGGTCAGTTAATTCCTGTTGATGTGTCCATAAAGCCACACGCCTGCTGAAAACGTGTGCTGCACCCTTCCATATTCCGCTACCACCGTCACTTGTAGCCCCAATTATAACGTACAACCCATTCCCCGAAATGGCGACACTCCAACCGAAATTGTCATTGGCTGCTGTGTTAGGGTCAACCAGTTCCTGTTGATGGCTCCACGGATTACTTCCACTTCCAGACCTGATGAAAATATGAGCAGCCTCATTCGAAGCTCCAATTATAGCATACACCCCATCACTAGAAATGTCAACACTATAACCAAAATTATCACCTCCAGATGCGTTAGGGTCAACCAGTTCTTGTTGATGGCTCCATGGGCTATTTCCACTTCCAGACCTGATGAAAATGTGAGCTGCCCCTGAATTAGTCTTACCGGGAACATCGTCGGACTTCGCACCAACTATGACATACACCCCATCTGATGAAATTGATATAGTGTCACCAAATTGGTCGCCACTGGCGGTGTTCGGGTCAGTCAGTCTCTGCTGCAAAACCCATGGAGCACTTCCACTCCCAGACCTGACGAATATACACACTTTCTGTGCACTCCCCCCACCCCCAACTGCAGCGTACATCCCATCTCCGGAAATTGCAACACTATGACCGAATAAATCACTTGAAGCTCCCAACAAATCATACAACTCCTGTTGATGAGTCCATGTCCACGCGCGCTGTTGTCCAGTGACTGCATCATTTCCACCACCAGACCGTACGAATATAAGAGCCGCCCCCCGGTCAGTCACCCCTGTATCATCGTACTTCGCACCAACTAAAGCATACATTCCATCGCTAGAGATGGATACACTCCCACCGAACTGATCGTCGATAGTTGGGGAAGGGTCAACCAGTTCCTGTTGATATGTGAGTAATCCGGGTGTAGGTATAGTATCACCATCTACTCCCCAAACAATATCAGTACCATCACTTTTCAATACTTTTCCATCTATACCGAGTGGAAGAGTTGTTAAATTGTTATCCGCGGATGCGTATATGATACTACCTTTTGTAATCGAGGTTAT